GCATTGTCTTCACAACACCCAATCGTCGACGCTATTCTTGACTGGCGATCCGTCGACAAGAATAAAGGTACTTACGCGGATCCCTTGTCCATGCACGTGCGTAGTGATGGGCGCGTACATCCTTCTATTAAACTAGACGGAGCACGCTCGGGACGGATGAGTTGTGCTGATCCGAATTTGTTCAACATACCGAGACCTGAAACGCCAGAAGGTAAAATGGCCCGAGATTGTTTTGCTGCTCCGGACGACGATCATGAGCTACTTCAATTTGACTTTAGTCAGCTCGAATTGAGAGTCGCGGCAATGGAATCGGACGATCCATTAATGAAACAAATTTTCATTGACGGGGATGACTACCATAAACGCACAGCGCTCATGGTTTCTGAAATGGCATGGAACATTAAGCCTGAGAATCTTGTACTCGAATCGAATAAGGACCTGTTGAAGAAGTGCCGATCAGAAGCAAAAACTATAAATTTTGGGATTTTGTACGGCATGGGTGCTTGGACGCTTGCAGCAAAAATTGGCTGCGAGCCAGAGCAAGCTGAGCGTACGATGATGGCGATCATGGGTCGCTTCAAGAAGCTCAAACGTTACGCACAGCAGCAGCTCATGGACGCAAGACGCACCGGTTATGTGTGGACGACGTGGGCTAACGAGCTGTTCCGGCGGCGGCCCATGTGGCGTATTGCAGATCGTGACGATGCATCAAAATCTCGTGCAGAACGTGGTACGCTCAACACACCAATCCAAGGTAAAGCAGCGGACTTCTGTTTGTGGTCATTGATCGAATGTGTCAACTGGATCCTCGAAGAGCGCATAGAAAAGAAAGTGAAGCTCGTGCTCACCGTGTACGACTCAATTATGTTCGAAGTGCACAAGTCAATGAGCGAAGAGGTGCTCTACACGGTTCCGAAGATCATGCTCCAGTGGCCGGCAAACGGTGTTCCGCTTGTCGTGGATGCAGAACGCGGTATGTCGTGGGGTTCACTCGAAAAAGTTGGAAGCTTCACGAGCACAAAATGACGACTTGTTTTTGGTGTGAATTCGTGTGATGACGCAAATTGAAACTCGTCGGTAGGCCGTGTGGCGCAGTACGCGCAAATAGCTTACCAAAAAACTGACGTCTGATTGGAAGGGCAATGAAAACCAAATCGAATGCGTCGACCGGCTCCGGCTCCGACATCGAGATCGATCAATATCTCAAACGCGCAGTTCAAATCGAGCCGATGGCTTTGGAGGAAGAGTTTGTTCGTCTTCCCGCCGACATTGCATACTGGAACGAACGCCATTCGCATGCATTGCGCGAGTATCTTGCCGCAAAGATCGATCGTGAGCAAATCTTTGGACGCTTGCTGACGAATCCTGAGTTCCACGCAACGTTACAGATTCTCATCGGTAAAAGACCAACGGTTGAGCAACTCAAAGGCGCGATATCTTGCCACGATGATTACGCCGCCGCGAGGCTCCATGAAAACGAAGCAGATGTAGAGCGGCAGCGACTGCGCGGCTGCATCGATGCGCTTGCGGCGAAGCGTGACATGATCGTTTCACTAGGCGCGCATATTCGCCTCGAAATGATGCACGATCCAATCGTGCGCCGAAACATGACGCGTCTACGAGAAGTGGATAGCGGGCTCGATGATGTAGATGAAAATGAAATCTCTGATGAAAGCTGAGATGTATTGCTGACAAAAAGAAAGGGTAAAAATGAGTATTACAAAGCTGTGGGCAGAAGTAAACGAAGCTGAACTTGAGGGTGCTGATAAAGAGATGACCAGCTCGTCTGGCGGCGAGTTCATGAAGCTCGATGTCGGTAAAAACATTGTACGGTTTTTACCACCACTCGCAGAAGGTGGAGACACCACGCCTGTAAAAGTAATTTTCGAGCACTTCGTCGACGGGGTCGGTAGCGATGGGGGAACGTTTCGTTTCGTTTGCCCACGGAAGCAGATGCGTGGCAAAGGACTCAAGTGTCCGTTGTGCGATCACGCTGATCGTTTGCGCACATCTGGCAACGTTCTCGACAATAAAAAAGCGAAGAAAATGTACTCGTCTCAGCGAATGTACACCAACGTCATCAACAGAAAGGCGCCGGAGCTGGGCCCGCGTATTTTATCGTTTGGAAAAACGATATGGGAGCAGCTCAAAGAGATCCGAAGCGACGACGAAGGTGGTATTTGGTGGAATCCTGGACCAAAAGGATTCGACATCAACATCCATCGCACCGGTAAAGGAAAGATGGACACGGAGTACACCGTACGAATTGGAAAACGTGGATCACTCAGCGAGGACGAAGACCAGATTGTTGAATGGGCTGAGCGTATGCCAAACCTAGGCTCGTTCGCACAGCTCATGGATCCGGACGAACTCGTGGCAGCACTCGGCGCCGAGATCCGCGCGGATAGTGTTTCGAAGCGTAAAAAAGCTTTGCGCGACAACGACGACGACGACGACGATGATGATGCAGATCGTCCAAAGCAGATTGCTACAGGAAAGATCAAAAAACCAAAACAAACTGCTCAGGAATCAATCGACGAAGATGAAGACGAACTCAGCAGCGTCGATGACGACGACGATGTCCCGTATTGAGTCATATGTTTTTTCCGCGATGGGGCGCACGAAAGTGTGTTTGCGGATCCGGCAGGAGCCCATCAGTACCAAGCCGGGCCTGGTAGCGCAGGTCTAAATCCAGGAGGTCATCACTTCCTTTAGGCGCTATTAAACTGGTGACGCGCGGGTGCGCGTTACAAAGTCCCTAGCGAACGTCGGCGACATTCAGACGTGACAGGTCGGAGAGTACGGCCACTCTTTGGAGGAACGCAAATGGCGGTGGCGAAGAAGGCGAAGCCGATCGCGCAAGTGAAGTCGACCGATGCGGCTCAAGCCGCGAGTGCCGTGACAGAAGCGTTGCGTAAAAAATACGGTAAAGGAGCTGCAATGGTTCTTGGTGAAGGCGGCTCGCTCGCAGAAGTTAAAGAGTCCATCAGCACCGGAATCGACGTGGTCGATCGCTACGCGCTCGGCATCGGCGGGCTTCCCGTCGGGCGTATCAGTGAGATGTACGGGCCTGAGGGTGTCGGCAAAGCGGCCAGGGTCTCATCGCTAGTCTTGACGCCTAACGGCTTTCGAATGATCGGTGATCTGCGCCCCGGAGATACTGTTTCCGATCCGATGACCGGTAGATCACAGACAGTGACGCATGTCTTTCCTCAAGGTGAGCGCGAAGTGTTCGAAGTCGAGGTAACAGATGGTGGGAAGACATACTGCTGTGCTGAACATCTCTTTCGCGTCCACACCTCGAACGACACGAAGCCAGAAGGGCGTGTAATCTCGCTCGGAGAGATTATGCAGAAAGGTTTTCGTGAGAAGCACGGTAAATGGGATTCGTGGAAGTGGCATCTTCCGCAGCTCACACCGATCGAGTTTGCACCTGTTACGCTTCCACTTGATCCATATCTGTTTGGATTGCTTCTTGGCGATGGCGGCTACACGTCACCGACGATTTCTTTCACGAAGCCGGAACCGGATCTTTGGGAAGCGATCGCGCGATCGCTTCCGTCTGGCGATTCATTTACACCGTACGCAGACAGTAGCGGCGGATCGATTGTTAGTGAGATCGGTAAAGGTGGTCCGCGTAGTTTAACGGCACTGGCACTATCCAATCTCGGTCTTGAAGGTTGTCGATCGTGGGAGAAGTTCATCCCAGACGAATATCTCGCCGGGTCTGTTGAAGATCGGATGCAGCTTCTTCGTGGCCTTTGCGACACAGATGGATCTGTTACTGGTACAGGATCGACATGTGTTGAGTTTTCAACTTCGTCGCCACACATTGCAGCCGCGATTCCGTTCCTAGTGAGATCGCTTGGTGGCCTATGCGCAGCTTCTGCACGTACGCCAACATACACATACAAAGGCGAGAAGCTACTTGGTCGCCTTGCGTACCGATTTATCATCCGCTTTCAGGACGCGCGTCCGGTTTCTTCTAAAAAACATCTTGCCCGATGGGGTACACGAAAGCAGCCGGTATATCGTTCGATTGTCGGTGCCCGATCGGTTGGAGTCGAGGAATGTGTTTGTATCCGAGTGTCGTCCGACCATCATCTGTACATCGCCGATGACTTCATCGTGACACACAACTCGTCCTTCCTCGCGCTCTGCATTGCGAAGGCTCAAGAGGGAGGCGGTATCGCCATCCTCGCCGAGAATGAAACAGCGCTTCAGCCGGAGTGGTGGGAGAAGGTGCACGGTGTCGACCTCGATCGGATCGTGTTGCTTGAAGCAGACACGATTGAGGACACGAGCGCGCGTCTGCATGATGCGATCAGCGCGCTGCCCACACGGCTCAAAGGCCCATCGTTCGCTGCTTGGGATACCGTCGCATCGACTCCGACGAAACGAGAGATCGATGAAGGTCTCATGGGCGGTGATCGCGTAGGCGAACGTGCGAGGGCGCTCTCCAAGATGATGCGCGCATTCACCCGACTCGTCGCTCGACGACGCTGCCATTTCATGATCGTGAACCAAATTCGCGACAATATCGGAGTCATGTTCGGAGACAAAACAGCGACGCCTGGAGGACACGCGATCAAATTCCACTCGAGCATGCGCATCCAGCTCCTCGGTGGGAAGGCCGTCAAAGAGAAGAGCACGTGGGTCGACGAAGAAGATCAAGAAAACGGCGAAGAAGCAGGCGACTCCAAGGTCGTCGAGCATGTCGCGAAAGACATCACGCTCATCTGCTCAAAGAACAAGCTGTCGCGGCCGTGGCGTAAAGCGCGCTTGCGGTTGAGCTACACTACTGGGTGGGACAATAAGTGGGCAACAATGTACCACGCTAAGGAACTTGGGCTTGTGGACGTGCAAAGCGATAGTAATGATGAAAAAGATGTTCGCGCAGCGTATGCAAAACTCGGGTGGGTTTACAAATGACACGATTATCGTGGAGCAACATGATCGGAAAGCGAAGCGGGCATGAGTAGATTGGCATTCTGCGCAGATCCCCATATCGGCAACCACAGAAAACATGCCGGTAATACTATTGCCGGACTAAATAAACGGTGTCGCGATGTAATCGCCACACTTGATCGTGCGGCGACATGGTCGGCTGAGCAAAAAGTTGACGCGTTTGTAGTGTGTGGCGATCTATTCGACACGAATCGCCCGATACCGCAGATGATTGCGGCGGTACAGCAGGTGCTCGCGAAAGTACCAACAATTGTTGAAGTCGGTAACCACGACAAATCTTCGACAGAAGAAGGAGATCACGCGCTAGCGCCACTCGCGCCGGTAGCGACGATTGTTGAACGTCCTCGAGTTATCAGTGTTGCAGATGTGGATCTGATCTGTGTTCCATTTATGCCGGGTGCGGCAACGTCCTGGTTCGAACAAACGGTAGCTGACGTTGTTACCAAAGAGGCGCGTGGTAAGAAAACGTGCAGGTTGCTAGCGTTTCATCTCGGTGTCGATGACAGCAATACACCATTTTACCTACGCGGCGCTCCAGATTCGCTTGCCTTGAAGATCGTAGAGCAGGTCATGGATCAGCATAACATTAGCTACGCGTTGTGCGGAAATTGGCACAATCATCAGCATTGGTATGTGCGTGATGGGCTACGCGGCGTACTTCAATGCAGAACGTTAGCTCCAACGGGCTGGGACAATGCTGGATCAGAAGGTTACGGGTTCGTCGCAATGTTTGACACGAAAACACAACCATACATCACACTGAAGCAAATTCCAGGTCCGCGTTTTTTGACTGTGCAAGGTCCAAGCGCAGCAGATACGATTGTCAAAAGCGTGCGTGACGAAGGTAATCAAGTCTACGTCAAGTGGCAAACGGATATCAAAGGATCGCGCATTGCCCGTGAAGAGTTGGTTGAATGGCAAGATGCTGGGCTC